ATGTAATCAAAGATGGTGATTATACATCTTTAATACAACACCAACAGCTACAAGACGCCGCGTTGTGGCAATTCACCATGGACGAAAGGTTACATTACTGCCCCGTTTGGAAAAAGAAAGCCGCTTTGATCAAAACCAAAGCAACAGGAACCATTCTTTTCAACACAGCAGTTAACAAATTATTTGGCGGAAAGAAAAATGTCACTTGGGATCAGTCTTTCTTTGAACAATGTATTCTTGAGACCGAGCAAAATAAACTCAAGGTCAGCAAGAATCTATTGGAAAACCAGGAAGAAAGGGCCTCACCAAGTTGGGAAGATAACTACACCAAGACATTCATAAAATCACAATGGGTAAAAAAAAAGATGTGATTAATAAACCAGCCAAGCCTGGCCAGGCTTTGACTGCTTTTAACAACAGGATCCTATTAAAATTAGGACCCTTAGCCAGATACTTAATGTCTAAAATAAAAGCAATATTACCGCCAAATATCTTGTTCTGCGAACGAGTCAACCAACACGAATTGAATGCATGGGTCATAAAAAATTTCGATTTTAAAAAAAAAAGTATAGAAAACGACTACACCCGTTTCGACCAAAGTCAAAAAGCTGAATTTGTAAATTTCCAAATTAAGATATTACAAATGTTCAATGTACCAAAAGAGCTGATTGACCTGTTCGTCGACATAAAGATCCGTTGCTATACTGATGTCGACGTTCTTGACTTTATGATATTAAGTGGGGATTGGGCCACTTTATTATTCAATACCCTAGACAACGCAACCTTCGCCAACCTACAATACAATATACCACCAGGAACACCACAGTTGTATATAGGCGATGATAGTGCCATAAACCATCCTTGCGTGAAAACCCAATATTACAAAAGCTTAGAACATTTATTTGCTTTACAGTCAAAGACTGAATATAAAGAGCAACCAATGTTCTGTGGCTGGATCCTAACCAAACATGGCATTATCAAAGATCCCGAACTCATTAATTTACGCATTAACTTGGCACAAGAGCAAGGTAAATTAATTGAAAGTATAGAAGGACTATACTACGAGCACTTATTTGCCTACCGTCTTGGAGATCTTAATTACGATATCCAAGATTTGACCTCCTTAGAATACCATCAGGCAAACTGCAGATTTTTCCTTGAAAATCGGCGGTTAAACAGATTTTATTACGCCAAACATTCCGATCTGGAAAAGGGCTTTGATGGTAAGGTATTCAATAAGATGCAATGCACGATCCACTAAAATATAA